GAGGAATGGGTAGTTTGAACCAAAAGAACGGTGCGAACTATGTTCGTGACGATTTTTATCTCGCAACAGCGGCAGATATTGTTGCTGATCCTTCTGCACCAAATGCTTTCGTAGAAGGTATTATGGAAGGTAAAGAGTGGGTTTGGAAACATGGCGCGCTCTTAGAAGCAGAGTTAGAAGACATGAAACAAAAGTTTGATGTAGTAGAAGCAAAAAGAAATCATGCTCAAGAAGCTTTGGAATTTGCTAAATTCCTCAAAAGTTTATAATTTATAAATATAAATACAGAAAAGGTAAGGAGAACACCCTATGTCCGAATTAGATAAAACAATTGAAGAGCTGGAAGCTGATGTGCTTGCAGAACTAGAAGAAAAGGTTAAACAACCTACTGATGGTGCTGCTCCTTCCGCGAAAGCTGAAAAGATTGATGTAAAGACGCCAGGCGGCGAAGTAGTAGACGGAGGGCCAGCAGTAGTTGACCCAGAAGCTAAATCTTCTCCAACAGACGTTGCTACTAAGAAAACAAAAGAAGTTAAAGGTGATGCACAACAAAAAAGTGCAGGCAAGGCAGACAAACCAGAAAAACTAGCAGCTAGTCACGAACCAGAAGGTGAAGAGGTTATTTCAGAAATGGAAATGCCTAAGACTAAGAAAGAAATGTTGCAAGCAATGGTAAACAAGATGGAAGGTATGAAGGCTGGTGATTTAAAGTCTCAATACGAAAACATCATGGCTGCAATGCAAGCAGAAAAAGCAGAACCTACTGAAGAAGAATTAGAAAAAGCAGAAGCAGTTGAAGCACGAATCAAAGACATCAACGTCAAAGAAGACGTACAGGCTTTGATGAATGCTGATGACAGTCTTTCTGAAGATTTCAAGGTTAAGGCAGCTACAATATTTGAAGCTGCAGTTAAATCAAAGGTGCGCTCAGAAATTGAACGTATTCATGAAGAAGTTAGTTCTGAGAAAGAAACTGAAATAGAATCTTTCAAAGAAGGACTTACTGAAAAAGTTGATACATATCTCAACTACGTTGTAGAAGAATGGACTAAAGAGAATGAGTTGGCAATAGAACGCGGTTTGAAGGGCGAAATTGCAGAAGACTTCATCTCTGGACTGAAACAGTTGTTTGAAGATCACTACATTGATGTGCCGAATGAAAAATATGACGTTCTTGAAGCACAATCTGAAAGAATTTCCGAACTAGAAGACAAGTTAAACGAATCAATTGAGAAATCAGTTGAATTGTCTAACCAAACATCTAAACTAGTTCGTGAACAGGTTATATCTGAGGTTTCCGAAGATTTAGCCGACACAGAAATTGAAAAGTTCAAAGGACTTGTAGAAGATGTTGAGTTTGGAACTGAGGAATCATTCCGAGAAAAACTGAACACTTTGAAGGAAAGTTATTTCCCTAAGAATACAGTCGTTGAACCAACATTTAATGATGAAGATGGTACTGCCGCTAAGGACATTGATACGACAGAAGCGATGAGTGCTTATTTGTCGGCAATCAGTCGTAATCAAAAGGCAAGTGCATAAATTATATTAAACAAGATGTATATTAATTAAAGGAGAAACAAATGTTTCAGACAGAACATCTACAAGAAAAGTGGCAGCCAGTCCTAGAGCATCCCGATCTTCCTGAGATCGCCGATCCCTATAAACGGGCAGTTACTACTCTCATCTTAGAGAACCAAGAAAAAGCTTTAAAAGAAGACAGAGGTTTCCTCGGAGAAACAGCACCAGTTAATAGTACAGGTGGTGGACAATTCGATACATGGGATCCAATTTTAATATCACTAGTACGCCGCGCAATGCCTAACTTGATTGCATATGACGTATGTGGTGTGCAACCAATGACAGGGCCTACTGGTCTTATCTTTGCAATGCGTTCATCTTTCCTTTCACAAGATGGTGTTGAAGCACTTGTTGATATTGATGAAACACCTGCTAATGCTTCATCAGGTCAAAATAGTGCTGGTGAACTAACTGCTGATATTGCTGGAACTAACCCTGCCATTCTTAATGACAGTCCGTCAGCTGGTACTTACACAACTCCAACTGGTATGACTACTGCTCAGGCAGAAGCATTAGGAGATAGTGCTGACAATGCATTTAACCAAATGGCATTCTCAATCGAGAAATCAACGGTTACTGCTGTTAGTCGTGCATTAAAAGCTGAGTACACAATGGAACTTGCACAAGACTTAAAAGCAATTCATGGTCTTGACGCAGAAACAGAACTTTCTAACATTTTAAGTTCTGAAATCCTCGCAGAAATCAACCGCGAAGTTGTTCGCTCGTTGTACATAACTGCTGTTAAGGGTGCTCAAGTTAACACAACTACTGCTGGTATCTTCGATTTAGATACAGATTCCAATGGTCGTTGGTCAGTTGAAAAATTCAAAGGTCTTATGTTTGCAATAGAACGTGATGCTAATGCGATTGGTCAACAGACTCGTAGAGGGAAGGGTAACATGATTATCTGTTCAGCTGATGTTGCTTCTGCACTTCAGATGGCAGGTGTACTTGATTACACTCCTGCTCTTTCTAACAACTTAAACGTAGACGACACAACTACCACATTCGCTGGTGTTATGAACGGACGTTATAAAGTATATGTTGATCCATATGCTGCTAACGTGGCTGCTTCGCAGTACTATGTTGTTGGTTATAAAGGTACTTCACCTTATGACGCTGGATTCTTCTACTGCCCATATGTACCATTACAAATGGTTCGTGCGGTTGGTGAAGATACTTTCCAACCTAAGATTGGTTTCAAGACTCGTTATGGTCTTGCTGCTAACCCATTCGCTGCTTCTGGTGCTGCTGCTGCTGGAGACACAGTTAATACTGATGCTTCTCTTGATGCAAACACCAATGCTTGGTATCGAAGGGTTAAAGTAACAAACCTTATGTAATAAACATAAGAGTTGGGTCAACCAACCTACTAAAAGGGGAATTCTTCGGAATTCCCCTTTTTTTTGGCTTTTATTTAAAAAGGGTATTGACATTATACCATACAACGTGTTATAGTATTACTTCAATCGGGAAATCTCGATTGTTATAGTTATTTTAAGGAGAAATTATATAATGACTAACATTACTAAAACTGAGAAGGTTCTTAACGCACTTGTAGGTGGAGCAGAGCTTACTGCAAAACAGGTTACATCACGATATGGTGTAAAGAATGTTCGTGCGGTCATGAGCAAACTACGCACAGAGGGATACCCTATTTTCCTCAACAAGCGAGTGAGTTCATTTGATGGACAAACCTATAGCAAATATCGACTAGGTACTGCTCCAAGGTCAGTGGTTGCAGCTGGTTTTGCGGCACTTCGAAGTGCATAAACCATAGCAATTATGGTATGAAAGGGGAACTTTGTTCCCCTTTTTTTTGTCTTATAAATAAACGTCAAGGAGGAAAATATGGCAACTACTTATACAGAAACATCAAGTACTGTAACTAAAGAAAAGTGGGATACAGCTGAATGGTATGATTCAAGATACTATAAAGCAGGTATGGCACTTATGTTAGCAGTTGCAGTTTTTTGGATTTGGTATCAAAGGACTTTTGCTTATTCACATGGCATGGATTCGATGGAGCCAGAATTTGAGAAAGTCTGGATGGGTTTATGGCGAGTTCATATGACAGTAATGCCCACCTTTGCGTTAATTGCATGGGGTTGGATTTGGAAAACAAGAGACACCAAAGAAGAATTGGATAACCTAGACCCAAAATTAGAAATTAAGCGTTATTTCTATTGGATGATGTGGTTAGGTGTATACCTATTCGGTGTGTATTGGGGCGGAAGTTTCTTTACTGAACAGGATGCTTCATGGCATCAGGTAATCATACGAGATACTAGCTTTACACCTAGTCATGTTGTAGTATTTTATGGTTCTTTCCCGATGTACATTGTTTGTGGAATCGCTAGTTATCTTTACGCTATAACTCGTTTACCACAGTACAGCAGAGGTACATCATTTCCATTAGTTTTTGCAATTGCTGGCCCGTTAATGATTTTGCCAAATGTTGGTCTAAACGAATGGGGACATGCTTTTTGGTTCATGGAAGAACTATTTAGCGCACCATTACATTGGGGATTTGTAATTCTCGGTTGGTCTGGTTTGTTTGCAGGAGGAGTTGCAGCACAGATCATCACACGTTATTCTAATTTGACTGATGTGATATGGAACAAGTCTGATCCTATCATTTTGAATAACAGAATTAAACCTTAATAATCAGTAACATTATAAACGTAGTACAAAGGGGGAAACTTTGTTTCCCCTTTTTTTCGTTATAAATAGTAGTAAGTAATAAGGAGAAAGTTATGCAATGGACAAAACCAACTTATCAAGACGTTAGATTTGGATTTGAAGTAACCATGTATATTATGAATCGGTAATAACTATGGCCACCTCACAATCCCCAATAGATAGACAACCAACTAAGTTAGACTACGCAAGTCCAACTCAATTTAAGTTTGGTATACTTCAACTTCCTAAAGTTGAGTTCTTTACGGTTACTGCTAATGTGCCGGGCATTTCTGGTACACCAGCAATTGTAAATACACCATTTAAAAATATACCTACAATGGGAGATAAACTTGAATATGAAAATCTTTCAATATCTTTTATTGTAGATGAATATCTAGAAAATTACTTGTCTATACACAATTGGATAACAGGGATTGGTTTTCCTAAAAACAGAGGTCAATTTTCAACACACAGAGATGTAACATCAACTACACCTGCTAGTCAAAGATCAACTAGTTCAGATATTGGTGATGTGGGAAATGCAACACCAGACAAGTCAATGTATTCTGATGCAAACCTTATGATATTGTCTAATAAAAATAATCCTATTGTAGAGATTAATTTTGAAGATATTTTCCCAATATCATTAGGTGCATTAGACTATACACAAGCTGCAACTGATGTTGACAACTTAATTGCAACTGCTGAGTTTGCATACAAAATATACGAAATAAAAACTTTATAAATAAAACTGAGTAGAAAAGATAATGCCTTAACAAACCAGATTTAGCACTTTATAGAAAGTCAAACTATACTTAAAGAGTACATCAACTCTACTCACAATTTGAGAGAAATATAATATAATGAATTTAGACCAGTTAAAAGAAGAAGCTAGAAATGATCTTGTTATTACTAATCAAGAAGATTTAGCATCTGAATCCCTTACCAATCAAAAAATAAAATCAAAATACCTTGACCACAGGTCAAAGTTTCAATTGTTGTTGCAGAAACACAATGGAGACTATCAGCGTATGTATCGTCAAAAGTGGGAATACTATGGTGGCAAGGCTGACGCAAAAGTTTATGCATCTAAACCATTTGACTTTAAAGTTCTTAAAACTGACCTTACAATGTATATTACTTCTGACGAAGAAGTTATTGAACTGATGAATAAAATTGGTTACTTAGAAATTGTCGTAAAATATATTGATGGTGTAATTAAGTCCATTGATAATCGTGGGTGGGATATCAAAAACGCAATAGAGTGGAGAAAGTTTGAAGCGGGGATGATGTGATGGATGTAGATGGTTATATAAAATATTATAAAAATATTGTATCAGAAAGTTTGTGTAATGATTTAACTGGACACGATTTTCCATATGAGCCTTCTGCATACTCTACACACGATAGTGGGCGAGTTGTAAAAGAAGAACGTGTTAAGATGTTAGAATATTGGATACGAAAAAACAATATATTTTATCAAGATATTAAAGAGTGTTTTGAAAACGTGATAGTAAATTACAAATCCGACTTTGAATTGTTTGCAGTTAAGCATACCACAGACTTTCGTATTAATCGGTATGGTAAAGGTGGGTTTATGTCTAAACACGTTGACAATATTCATCACAGTCATGGTCAACACTATGGTTACCCACAAGTATCTGCGTTATTATATCTTAATGATAATTATGAAGGTGGAGAGTTTTATGTAGCAAATAAAAAGTTTTGCCCAGCCAAGGGTTCTGCAATTATATTTCCATCTAACTTTATGTTTCCTCACGAAGCAAAAACAGTTACAAAAGGAATAAGATGGAGCGTAGTAACATGGTTGATGTAAACGTACACAAAATTTTTCCTACAGTAGTGTATGAATTTGAATATATTTCAAATGATAAACAATCAATGGTTTCTTATATTGATACTTTAAAAACAAACACATTACAAACTACTGATGATTTACATTATCTTTCTTACTTTGGAAAATTAAGAGATAAAGTAAAAGAGGTATCTAAACAATACGTTGACGATTTGCAATACGAGTATGACAATATAGAAATTACTGGTATGTGGGCAAATAGGTTACATAACGGTGCTGTACACGCACCACACACACATTCAAATAATTTCTTATCAGGAGTGTATTATTTACATACCAGTAAAAATTCTTCACCTATACAATTTTTTGACCCTAGAGCTCAGGCACATGTTTTACGACCAAGAAATACACCAAATTTTCTTAATGCAAGCATAATGCAGTTTAACGCAGTAGAAGGAAAAGGATATATCTTTCCCTCATGGCTGCAACATTGGGTGCCGACCACAGAAGATAAACGCATAAGTGTTTCATGGAATATACTATTAAGAGGCAACTACGGAGAACAAGGCACTTTACAAAATGCGTATATCTAAAAAGAATGAGATATATTTAGTTCTAGATGACCTAGACCCATCAACAAAACAAGAATTAACAGAGTTCTTTACATTTGAAGTGCCTGGCTTTAAGTTTATGCCAATGTATCGTAATCGTATGTGGGATGGTAAGATACGTTTGTTCTCTCCAGCTACAGGACAAATCTATGTTGGGTTGTTATCCTATATTAAAAACTATTGTTCAAGAAACGGAATTCAATATATACTAGAAAATGGAGTAGAAAATGAAAAAACTGTTGGACGAGAAGTTGTCTCAGGATTCGTTAAATCTCTTAAACCAAAGTCAAAAGGAAAATCCCTTAGAGTTCGTGATTACCAGATTGATGCCGTACAACATGCTGTCAGCAGACATCGTGCTTTGTTGTTGTCTCCTACTGCTTCTGGCAAGTCATTAATAATATATGCACTAGTTCGTTATTACAAAATGATGGGGTTAAGAACTCTAATATTAGTTCCCACCACTTCATTAGTAGAACAAATGTATACTGACTTTGAAGATTATGGTTGGAGCTCTGGTACATACTGTCAAAAGATATATCAAGGTCATGACCGCAAAGTAACTAAAGATGTTGTAATATCAACATGGCAATCTTTGTATAAGATGCCAAAGAAATATTTTGAAGATTTCGGGTGTGTAATTGGTGATGAAGCGCATATGTTTAAGTCTAAATCTCTGACAGGGATTATGACTAAGTTACACCAATGTAAGTACCGTTTTGGACTCACAGGCACCCTAGATGGAACGCTGACGCATCGCTTAGTACTAGAAGGTCTATTTGGTACTGCTGAAACTATAGTGACCACTAAGGAGCTTATAGACAAGAAAACACTTGCAGATTTGACTGTTAAGTGTATTGTTTTAAAACATAAAAACATTCGTGAGAAAATGACATATGCAGAAGAACTGGAGTATCTCGCAACAAACGAGAAACGAAATAACTTTATAGTTAATCTTTTGCAACATTTAGATGGTAATACGCTTTGTTTATTTCAATTAGTTGAAAAACATGGTAAACCATTATATGACCAAGTTCAAGAAACAATTACAGATAGAAAAACATTTTTTGTGTATGGTGGAACAGACACATCAGAAAGAGAAGAAATAAGAGGAGTTGTAGAGAATGAAAAGAAGTCAATTATACTTGCAAGTTACGGCACATTTAGTACTGGCATTAATATTAGGAATATTAATAACATCGTGTTCAGTTCCCCAAGTAAAAGTAGGATTAGAGTGCTCCAAAGCCTTGGCCGTGGATTGCGTAAGACCGACACTAAGTTTTCCGTTTTAATATTTGATATTGCAGATGATGTATCTTATAAGAATACTCGTAATTTTACACTAAATCATTTTTCAGAAAGAATAGCTTTATATAA